CTATATCGGCAGTAGCAAACGACTGCACAGGGAAGTTCTTGATCTGAGTAGCGTTACTAACACTGCCGTTCTTGAAGCGCTTAACGTCTGGGAACCTAAACTGGCGGCCAGAGGGGATCGTAATTAGCGTGTCCTTCAGTACACCTGTGATCAGCTCGTCGTGCCATATCTTTAACCCCTTGTAGATGTCAAAGTAAGCATCAAAGTACGCCTTAATATGCGGAGCTTCCCCCATACCTAAGCCACCATACAGAGGAGCAAAGGTGTATGCCTTAGCAGCCTGACGCTCTTCCTTGGTTATCTCAGACTCTGGCTTACGGTTAATAATACTGGCCGTTTGCTTGTGTACGTCCTTGCCGTTGAGTATGTCAGTAATTATCTGAGGATCGTTAGACAGATCGCCTGCTACTCTAAACTCTAGCCCACTAAAGTCAGCCTCTATGATGATGCCGTCGTCGAACCGAGAAGTAACACAGCCTCGTACAGGAAACTTACCGCCCTTCGGCTGGTTCTGGAAGTTAGGGTTAGAGCTAGATAGCCTGCCTGTCTTAGTCCTGCACTGGTTAAACTGGGCATGAAGCAGGCCGTCGTCCCTAGTCCATGTCTCTATGCCGTTAACAAAGCTATCCAAGTAAGTTGAGATAGCGTTAAGCCTCATGTAGCCTTCTAGAAACTCTACAGCTTCATCCTTCTCTTGCTTCTTAGCTTCGCCTATCAGGCGCTTGATGGTAGCCTTACTGGTAGAGAAGCCGTTAACGCAAGTATCTTTAACGCCTTGTGGGACCATACCAAAACCTGCTGTTTCCTTAGTCTGCACCAGCAAGTAGCCTCTACCGTCACACAAGACGCATTTGGTGGCCTTCTTATATGGCTGGCCGTCCTTCTTAATCTTAACGTACTCGCCCTTACCCTTGCAGGTATGGCAATGCTCGGCTCTGGTCTTCTTGGCTACCTTAGTGGTACGCCTTACCGCTTTAACAAACGCCGTAGCGTTCATCTTGGGTCTAAACAGGGGGCGGCCTTTGGCGTTGTAGCCCAGATTAAATATCTGCTTATGCTCGCCCTTGTTAATGAAGTCCCTGCTGTAGATAACCGTAGACATATCCTGTCCGCTGGCTAAGTTAACTGGGGTGTCGCCCATGACGTTAGCTGCTATGGTCTTTAGCCTAGCTTCTATCTCCTCTTTCTCAGCTAAATAATCTATTTTTACCTGCTCTAGCTTATCCATATCAATGTGAATGCCATTCTCTTCCATCTCAACCAAGAACAGTAGAAACTCATTCATCAAGTCTAAAGTAGGCTTTAGTCCTGCATTCTCAGGCTTATCGTAGTCCTTGCATTGGTCTACATATATCTCTGCACATGAGATAACGTCGGCATCGGCGTACTCAATGACAGTAGCCAAGTCCATCTCCTCAAATCCTATGCCTGATTTAAACTGTTTGTCTACCAGCTCTGACTTTTTAAGGGACACTCCGCGTCTCTCTGCTGTCTTAGACAAGGACTTTGGTATCATCTGGCCTCGGTCTAGAACGTACTCACCAATCATCGTGCAGTAGCACTTCTCAGGCATTACAAAACCGCTTCCCTGCAACGCCATGATGTCAAACTTAGCGTTGTGGGCTACTAGCAGATCTGCTTCTCTCAATGCCGCCCTCAGTTTCTCTGGGCAATCGGGGGTGATAAGCTCCTTATGGTAGAACACAGACTCTTGCGGATGTCCCACAAACTCAGTGCCTTCCATCATGTGCCAGTGAGCCGACACCAGCCGGTTTTTAGAGTGGAAAGGTGAGTTATCTATTACACCGTTAATGCGCTGTACGGTGGTTTCGCAATCAATCACTATTGTTTTCATTGTTGCCTCCAACAAAGTATTTTAAATACAATTCATCTTCATCCATAGGGGGTGGTGCAGGCTTAGGCTTAGGCAGGTACTTGTCATACCGCCTGTGATAGTCCCGAATCGCCGCGTCTGGTATCACTATCTTCTTCATCTACAAATGTCCCCTCAAAAAATATAACAAACCTTCTAGGGCAGAGGCCTACAATGTTGTAGCCAACGTAGTCTACTGCTTCCTCTTCAGTCATGCCGTCTTTATCACAGAAATGCTTAACCAGCTTGCCGTAATCGTATATCAACCACATATTCTGGTCACATCCGATAACACAATCGTCTAAGCCAGTTAGTATCATGGCCTCTGGGTCGAGCATATCTCTGTCAATTTCTACATTCATTCCGTGTACCTAGACCTGTACGGGTCAATCTGGCACGTTATAGTGCCGTGGTAGCCATTGAGCTTGTTCTTGCCAATGGTAATGAAACGTGAGCGATTGTCTTCGTCGTCGCCTTCGTCCCCAGTAGTATCGTCGTCATACTTACCTATGCCAAACACTAGGTCTGCTTCAGCAAACTTACCTATCTTGCTTCCTTCAGCGTCAAAGGGCGTGACTCTGGTTCTGCCAGCCGCGTTAGCGTTAGCCTGAGATACGCCTATGATGGCACATTCGTGACGTTTGGCTATCTCCCGTAGCTGTAGGTACAACTCCCGCAGTTTATGGTGGTTGGCCTCAAACGCACCCGACACAGCCACCTTGTCGGCTTGGTCAATGAATACAATGTCAGGCTTCAGCGTCTTTATGTGAGCCTCCAAGTCCGCCAAAGACCACCCAGTAGCAGACCTGAAGTCTAGCTTCTCGTACATATTGTGGGCTTTGTATAAATCTACGGCGGCTTTTAAGTTCCTAGCATCCTTTTCCATTTCAGCCTGCGTGAAGCCTGTGTACGCTGTCACAGCTCGCTTCTGGTGTTTCGTGTGAGCCTCCTCGTTGCAAACGTACAGGCATTTAGCTCCTTGCGCTGCAAAACCGTCAGGTCCGGCTGCTAAAGATATGCAAAAAGCAGACTTTCCCGTCTCTGGTGTAGCCAGCACAACGGCAAACTCAGTGGGACCGATACCGTAGACCTTGCGGCTTAACGTGGCTAAGTTAAACTGCCACCTGCCTTCGTCTGATTCGTTCTTGATCAGCTCTTCTAGGTCAAACTCCTCTGGGGGCGCTACTTCGTCGGGCGTGAAGCCGTCCTCTAGCTTGTCTAGGTAGCCATTCAGGCGCGTGAATCCTTCGTAGTTGCCTTCGCTAATCTCCAGCCCAAGGTTGGCTATCTTACGGCCAGCCTCTCGTTTCCACAGGCCAGCCAGCACATCCGAGGCTATCTCAGGTGACAAAGCATCCGACTGAGCAATGTCCTCAATCAGGCTGGTTATCATATCTATCTCGGCTTTAGTGGCTACTGGGTGAGCTTCCTTGTAGAGATGCACAAGGGCTTCTTCAGTCAGGTCTTGTTCGTAGTTTGCGTGAGCTTTGCTAATGAGGGTGAAAAGGTCGTTTAAGTCGCCTTCCCACAGGTGAGGGGCTAATCGTGGTTCGTTGTTGCTATAAAAATCGTTCGACAGTAAGTTCTTAAATATACTGAGAGACATTTCTGCGTCCTCTTGTTAGTTGGGTTTTGGATTTTAGGGCAGGGATGGGAGTTAGTCAAGTAAAATGGTATCTATCTCCTCTGGGGTAAGGTGCTTCAGGTCTAAGCCATCCAGAAACTTAGTACGGACATTGCTGTAGCCCTCTAGCTGGCGTGAAAGTCGTAAGCCCTTCTTGCTGGCATCTTTGTCTAAGGCTACGATAATGTTCTTATACTTTCTGACCTGATTCTTTTGTGTACGGTCTAGGTTAGTGCCGAGTAGGGCTACACCAGTGAACCTATGGCTAACCGCACAAGCCGAGGGGGCATCTTCGACCAAGACGGCAGTATCCGCGTGAGTTCCGTCAGTAGGGACTACGAAACAGCCCGTAGTGTCGCCGTAGGTGCGCCATTTGGGTAACTTTCGGGTGATTGAGCGACCTATATAGCCATTGCCGTCATTCATGCCAAAGAGAATCCTATCTTCAGCAGGTGAGTATTGGATATTAACGCGGTTGTGCAAATACGCATCCCAGCAGTGTGATTTCTCTAGCCAGTTGACCAGCGTTGGGCGTGAGTCCACCCGCACCAGTGTGTTAGGGATACCACTCTTACACATTACCTGAGCTGGTGTATTGTGTATGGCATTAGTCAGCTCGACACTGGTTCGATCAGTCCGAACAGCGCCTTTAGCTGTGCAGGTAGCCTTAAAGCAATTCCAAAGGATTTTACCGTCCCTGCGTGTGACGTACAGCTTTGACCGTCCACCGCAGAAAGGGCAATTAAGTTTAAGGGTCTCGTCAGGATTAACTGAAAGACCCTGAATGAATTGGAGCTGGTTCATTATCCGTTGGCCATCAATGTATTTAGATCGGTATCAATGTAGTCTTTGCGGATATCCTTAAAGTTGCGGTAATCAGCATCATCCATGCTATCTTTAAAATCGTCTAAAATCGCACAAAGCATGAGAATGTGATTCTTGCGAGTGCTTAGAACAGAATCTCTGTACACAATTTCCTCTTCACTTTTTTTCCGTTCTTTATCGTAGCACTCAGCAAGGTGCTGATTATCCAGCGCGATACCATAAAGCTGTTTCTCAAGCTTGGTCTCGCAATTGGTTTCGTCTATATAAGTAATTACTTCTAGCATGGTTGTAGCCTCCTTCAAGGTAGTGGTTGCCATTGGCAGTTAAGTTTCTTGTCGTACACTTTCAAAAATCTATGCTTGCGGCTTCGTGGTCGCCATTCACCGTCCAGCCCCTTCATCTTTCCGCGTGAGTGCTTCTTGTAGGAACCGTCTTCCTGCTTAATCCAGAAGTCGCTCTTAGCGTCAGAGAGGCCATAATAGGTGAAGTTGGACGCTCGGTAAAGCGTTCCCTCGTGAAAATCGTTATCAGCGTAAGACAGTATCGCCCTTACGTCTTCTTCTTGGCGCAACAGCTTGATA